CGCAGCCCCAGTTCCTGTCTGCCCCCCCACTTGTGGTTGTCACGCTCTTCACCCCCCGGCTCCTGCTCCTGACGTGCGTGTACCTGGGCCCCGTCCACCACCACCCGCCGCGGGTGTACCGAACCCTTATGACCCCGCGGCCCCCGCCTATGTAGGACCCGACCCCTTTCACCCGTACGCCGTCAACCCTTTGAATTCACCTGACGTCGCGGCCTTTGGTCAGTTGGCCCGTCAACTCCCCTTGCCCGCAGGCCCAATCGTCAACGCCCTCAATTTTGGTGGCATGTGTGTTTGGCAGTGCCTTTCCCCCCTGCTCGGTGTTGATCCCCTGGTGCTTTGGGCCATCTATATGGCTGGGCTACCCGCCATCGCCCGACCCGGCTTCCAAACTGGTAGCGTGGACGCTGAGGATCTCCCTCTCGTGTTCGCTCATTTCGGTGTTGGAGCAGAGGTCCGTGCAGTTAACCACCTCATCGGCGCCCAAGGTCAAGACGTTTACACCGCTGAACCAAACGTCATCCCTTACGTACGTGTCGGGTCTCAGCCTGGTTGGCCCGACGCTCAACTGATGACCTACCCCGTTCCCGGTGGATTCCACATGGTTCCCGGGGTCCCCCGCCAACTGCAAAACGCTTTCGCTCAGGTCCCTGGCCCTAACGACCCCGTCGCTCTAGCCTCTGTGACGGTCCCCCTCCGCGAGATTCAGGAACTCCTTAACATACCCGTCCGCGCTTTCGTTTCTACTTACGATCGTTTAGCTGGTTTCTTGCCCAACGTCGCAGCCGTCGCTTCCACTCGTTTTGGTTTCCCTAATGCCCCCCCAAACCCATTGGCCCCTTTCCAGGCCCTTCCACGTGTTCCCTGTGCTCCTCAAGTGCTTCGGTACACCGTAGACGCCATCGATCGCCAACGCGCTCGAAATCTCGCTCGCGACCTCAAACAGCACCCCGAGGTCCTTCGCACGCCCGACTCAAGCGCTGACCGTGCCGCCATGTCACTGGATTCAATGGCCGAGTTTGCGCCCGCTCGCGAGATCGAGTTGGTTATACTGGATGGTATGGCTGGATCCGGCAAGTCTCATGCGTTACGCAACCTTATCACCCAGTATGTCAACGCACCGGGTTTCACCGTCAACGAGCTTCGCGTCCATAGCTGGCATAACTCCCTTCGATCGCAACACCAACGGGATTACGGACCCCTGATACCCCGCCACACTTCATACAACTTCCCCAGCAAGGCTCGCCCCCTTACTGAGAGCTGTTCTGGCACCCTCATTATGGATGACGCTGGAACATGTTGGCCTGGTTTCATTCCCCTAGTCATCCTCGCCAACCCTGGCCTCAATCGGTTAGTTGTGACTTGTGATGCCGCTCAAACTCGCACACCGTTCCCCGAACCCGACAGCTACACACGTGACGACATGACCACTGCCGAGTGGTTGTCCCGTATGTCTAACTCTTACGCCACTGACAGCCGTCGCTTAACTGTCGAGAATTGTGAGCTGTTTGGTCTCCCCATGCCTATCGCTGCTCAAGGCTACGCCCCCACCCACGGCCACGTTTATGTGGTCAGCAAGCCCCCACCCGGCGTCCCCCTGTTGGTTGCCTCACCACGGTTCGCTGAGGCCCTGTCTCGCTCTGGTAACCCCGCTCTCACCTTCGCTGATGCTCAAGGCATCAGCTTAAATGGTGATGTCGCCATAGACTGTGGTGGTTACGCCGATTCAATGGGTGATAACTTGATTTGGCCAGCTTTAACTCGGGCCCGCGGTAATATTTTTTTGGTCCTGTCACCACGTACCCCCCCTCCCGCCGCCTTGGTTGAACCAAGCTTCGGTCGTTCGCTCATCCTGTCTGCCATGTTCGCCGTTGCCGCCCGTCAACAAACCGCTCTTTTGTCGCCAGTTGCTGACCCCACTCGTTTGATCGCTCGCGCAGTTCATGCTCATTTGGCTCGTTCGCTCAGCCCCGCCGCCACCGCTGCTTTGGCTCTGGCCGCTCCAATGCGTGCTGTTGCTGGGGATTCCACCTTCGTCGTTCCCGAACGCCCCCGCCCTGGGTCACCTGTCCCTCACGCGTTGCATGATGCGCCTGCTCTCTATTCACACGCTATCCATGAGCGTTTGAATCACGCCCACCGCATCCCCGCCGGCCGCGCTTTTAAGTGGGCGTTCCCAGATGACGATCGGCCCACCACACGTCTTGAGGCCTTCCAAACGACCCTCCGTCATGTGGTACCACTCCCTAACGACACGATCATTCGAGCTGACCCGCACGTGGACCCTCTGCCTGACCCGCCTCGGTCTGACATCCCTCAAGACCCTGTCTACCTCGCACGGGATTACCTGGGCGCCGAAGCCCGTGAGGTGGTCGACCCCCTCAGCGGCCAATTCACTCGCCAGATCCGTGAGGATCGGAGCAAGCTCCCGCTTTACCACACCCGCCGGGATGTCGCCACCGAAAACATCTCTTACGCGAAACGGATTCATCCCAAGGTTGAAAGCCAATCCCTCAACAGCGATCAACATCGCCGCCTTCGGCTCCTTCAACACGGTTTCCGCAAGTTCTTTAATGTGCCAGATGTGCCAATAGGTTTCCAAGAGCACTTGTACGAGCAAGCACTGCAAGAACGGATCACCTCTTGGGCTAAGGATCGCACAGTGGTTAGCCTTATTCGCGCCGTGGAACAGTCACCTCCGGACGCCGATCCTCTCTTCACTCGACTTTTCTTGAAGTCTCAACGCGTTAAGAAAGAGGAGAAAATCGGTGGTCCCGCTCGACCCGGCCAAATCATAGCTTCCTTTCCCCTGGTCAAGACCTTTCGCGATGGTGTTTGGGCCCGTTACGTCGAGCTCGTCACCGCTTCTTGGCGTCGTCCGACCACTTACCTTCACGCCCGAGCTCCACCCTCCGTCATGTCATCCTGGTACCATCGATTCTGGCGACCTTTCCAAGGTGTCACAGCTTGCGATTACACGGCCTGGGACACGGGCTGCGACATAGTTTTTGCTCACTTCAACGCTTGGATTTTGCGGACCTGTTCTGTCCCCACCGAATACGTTGAGCGCTATTTGCATGAACGTGTTTCCACTCGCAGCTTCCTCGGACCAATGCCCGTCATGCAGTTTTCCGGCGATCGTTGGACTTGGTTATTCAACACTTACGGTAACGCTGCCCTCGCCGGCGCCGCTTATGACGTCCCCACCGGTACTCCAGCCGCTTTCTCTGGGGACGACATGATGCTTTGTGGGCTGTTCTCTTTCCGTCCCTCTTTCCGGCCATCCGAATGGGCTATGACCCCGAAGCTCATTTATGCCGAACAGGCTGAGTTTTGCGGTTTCACCTTCGGCAACGCCTCACCGTATGTGGCTTCTCAAGTCCTGCTCAATCGCGCTCGCATCGGTCTGGAAGAGGGTCGCAATGACGCTTCCTTTTGGGACTCAATTGATTTCGCCGTTTGTTATGGCAACCCACGCGACGACGACCAATTGCTTGCCACAGCCGCCCACGTCTCTCTCCGCGCGCGCAGCTTGTTTTCTCTTCCTCCCCCCCGTTTTGGACCCTTCCGCGCCTAATCTCCCCCGCGTCCATATCTTTCTCCCCAGTCACGTCTGTTAGCTATCTCTCTTTCTCCATTTTCTGGTTTGACCCGCAGTCAGAAGTGCGTTAAAACGTCGTGGCCTCGGCCTGGTCCTTCTTTCCACCACCTTCTTTGAGTTCCTGGACTCTAAAACCTTGCCTCCTGTTCCCAACGCTTCATTGCTGCGGCCACAGGTTGAGTGATAGGGAATTCCCAGCAGTAATGCTGTATGCGTTTGGTCCTTCTGTCCTTTATTGGATGGTACCCACTCGTGATGTTGCTCATGGTCCCTTACATAGTTGGCAGCACCTTATGCCGAGCAGCTGTCCTGGCCGATCATCCTCATTAGATGAGCTCACTTGTTGTGGCGTCCGCGGTATGGTGGATTCGCCACCCCCACCTAACAACCGCGCCGTGGTCCGGGTTTCACTCTTTTAAACCCCCGTACCTGTGCAGAGACTGCACGCCAGGCGGGTCCCCACATCCCCGGGATCTGAAAGGAACAGTCCACCGATCGGGTCCCTCTTTTCTCGTCCCCCGACGTGCTTCCTCCGTATGTCTCGAACCCGCTCTCATCCCGTTACCGATACTTGCTCCGTTCGCCCTGGTTCCGGCCCCAACTGGAACGACCCCAAGATCCGCAAGGATGCTCTCATCGGTCACCACCGTCACATCTTGACCCTTCTTGATCGTATCGACGAATTGAACTATCACCCCTACATCACCCACTGGGCTCGCGCCGAGAACTTGCGTCTTTACCGCCCCGACGTCGTTCCCCCCGGCTACGGTGATCCGAAACTTGCGGTGATATTCTCTTATTACTGGTACCATGACTCCACCTTCCGCTCCCAGTACCACAGCGCCCTTTCCGATTGTGGCGTGCCTACCGACCCCAGCGTCCCCGCCGACACTGATCTGTTCGAAGGTATTTTGTGACTTCCCCCCTTCCCCACATTCCCAATATCGGTGCCATGTCTTCTGTTTCAGCTCTTTTCCCTTTCACTGTTACTATTACTGGTAATGCCGCTGCTAGTGTTGACTTTCACGGTCACGCTGACCTCGTCGCCCCCCTGGCTTTCTTTGCCGGGGCTTCACTTGACGCTGTCGCTGTCACCATCGCTTGCCCTGCTCTTGGGGCTGGTCTTGTTGAAGCTGGTTTTGTCGAAACCGGCACCGGGGTCACCTCGGACAACTTGCGCGCATCCCCCCACTACATTTCTTCTTTCTTCTCCACCGGCGCCCCCACCAACCTCGTCCTCAAGCTCCCCTCTTCCCACACCTTCGGCAGGGAGCTCAAAGCTTCCTATTCTGGTCCCGAACCCGTCAAGTTCGGCATCATTGTCTCCGAGGTCGACGATGGCAACGCAGAGCAACTCACCTGCGTCGCTCATGTCGTCGTTCACCTCACCTGCCGCGGCCACTCCGCCGTCCCCCGAGCTGACGCCGAGGCGTAATTTTTCCACCGTCACTGCCGGAACGCTCTCCTTCGCGTGAGCACCCGTTGAACCTGGGCCCGGGGCCTCTCTCGTCCAGGTCAATTAGTCGATATTGCTTCGCCAACGGTTTCTTTTCTTTTTTAAAACCCCAACTCATTCCCC